CGCCAATCAGCGAACCCGTGGTGCGACCGCCGCCAATTTATGCTCACCGCTATTGTCCTATGCGGAATTTAGTGCGTAGGTTCTCATGCCAAGGGTATTACCAGAACCCGCAAAGGATGCGCCTACGCCATTACGCACTGCGACCTTGAATTTTCCGGGTGGAATACGACACTCCTGAACGTTGGCGCGAGCAGTTGTGGAGGAAACGTTCTTCACAAGAATCGTTCCGATTTTGTACGCCCAATGGTATGACGCAACCGCGCCGGTAGACCAGTCCGGGTAGTTCGTTGCATCGACTGTAGGCACGGCAAACACATCGACATACGCCGTCGTACTGCTGATCGTCAACGAGGCAAGGTCTAGCTGAAAATCAGCAAACGGATGCTGGTTGGTGGAATTATCAATTTCTGCCGACAACGCGCAAACAGACCCGTCGGCGAGGGTGTTGAGTTCCGTCGTCAGCTTATTACTAATTGCTGACGGATAGGTAAGCCATGTTTGCGCGCCCATTGATTACCCCGCCGCGAGAATGGATTGGCATTCTTCTTGTGTAACATCACCGATCCACGTCCGAATGGTAGCAGTGACCGCTGCCGGAGGGCTTGCAGACGTTGCCGATGCCCCGCCGAATACTTGCTCCGCTACCGAGATATTCTCAGTAGCAATAGCCAGCAATGCCGCCCGTGTGTTTGACGCACTTGCCTGCGGAAATAAGTCGGTCAACAGTTTTGGTCCAATCGCCGTTGTGCAGTCGAATCCTCCTTGCTCCCGGAGCAATCCCCAGATCGTGTTCTGCTTCGCTGCCGCCGTGATATTGTCCAATTCGGATGGCTCCCAGACACGAAAGATCGAGGTCTTGTCGATGAAGCGCCACGCTTTCACTGGACCACTGGCATCGGCGTTGAGTAAATCCTTCAACGCAAATGTATTTCCGCCAGTGCGTGCGGCCACAATGGCCGGGTTAACTGACCCATTGACAAAACTCCGCAGGGTAATGATTTGTGCAGATGAAAGAGCCATGATTAGAACTCCAATTCCTGGCATCGAGTCGGGAGGCGAAGCGCCGAACCGTTGCCGGCCCGGCGCTTGATCGTCATTCGCTCACGCGACCCAATAATCAGGTTGTCTTGCCCTTGATCAGCACGCGCGGCCGGGTGCAGTAGTTCAGCGCATTCATCTGCATTTCAAGTATCACGCCCTTGTCGTTCGGCATCGGGTACTGCTTCGCGTAGCGCGGCAGACCAAGCGTATTCACCGTCTCGATGTAGTCGGCCGGTGCGTACACGGTGCGAAACAGGTCAGGCACGCCGACCGGGAAGAAGTGCGCTTTGTTGGCATCGATGAAACCGGTCGCCTCTTCCGTGCCGACGCCACCGCGGTATTCCTCGAACGTGATGCCACCGAAGTTCAGCGCTTGGTACGCGACACCGTCGCGCAACTGCGACGCCTCCTGCTGCGACAGATACGAGGCGCGCACTTCCACGTTGGCGATCAGCGCGTCCCAGAACTCCGCCGAGCACAGCGCGTGCACACCGGTGAACGGTTGACCGCCGAGCGTCTTGGCGATCATGCGGATCACAGAGCTGCACGTCGTTCGCACCGCACCATTGGCCGTCGCGCCATCGAGGTTGAAATCGACCTCTGATTGCTGCGAGACACTAAACTCGGTAAACAGGTTGTATAGCGTCGAGCCGTCGCCATTGAGGATGATGCCTTTGATGGCACCGACGCGCTGGTGTTCGAGTGTCACGTCGAAGTCGCGCGCATGCTCGGCAAGCCTGGCATTGACGACATCCATTACCGTTTGTACCTGGCTCTCCTGGCCGAAAGCGCGAATGCCCTGCACTTCGTCGGCCATGATCCCGTCGTCGCGCTGATAATGCGGGACCGTAAGGTTGCGCAACGTCCGCTTCTTCTTGCTGATGTCATCACCGGGGCCGCCCCGAGCGGTCGGATTGACCAGAGACAGCACGCCGTTGAGGTTCTCGATGGCGATGGTCGTAGTCGCCACGCGGGTCAATGACCACCCGGCAACTTCGCCAGCGCGACCGCGGCTAAACGGCTGCTGGTTGATCGCATCGGTCAGCGTAACGACCCCGAACGCATCGGAGCCAAAGACATCCAGAATGCCGCCCAGTGCAACCAGCACGACGCCAGCGCCAACGGCACCCTCCTGCGTGAACAGGCCCGGCAGCAGAATCTTGGTGGTGTGCGGATCGACGACCAGTCCGATGCACACCGCGAGCGCGGCCAACGTCACCGCGTAGAGCTTGAATTTCGAAGTCATGATTGCGTTCTCCTGTCTGGCGTGGTGGTTGGTAGCGTTACCGGATGATGATGCCGACGGCCAACAGGTCGGCGATGCCGGCGTTCAGATCGAGCGGGCTGTCGTTCGGCCAGGTCAGCTGGTCGCTGTTGACCTCCGCATCCCGCGCGATCACCGCGCAGAGCGCGTCGCCGCCTGACGCGTCGATCGCTGCGTACAGGATGCCGCCCGCGACGTTCGAGCCGTCGCTCAGGTCGTTGTTGTACTGCGTGTACTTGCCCGAAGCCGTGATCTTGCCGACGACGGTGCCGGCGGCGAGGTTCTGGCCGCTGATCAGCGTCCCGCTTTCGCGCGAGCGGTTGCCATTGGCCTCCGAGATGATGAAATCTCCGGCGTGGGTCGTTTCGGTCTTAGTGGTCATTTGGGATTGCTCCTATCAGGGATGGGTGGGCGCCGACTAGCGAGCGCGGTTGGCTTGTCCGCTCGCGCGAGCAAAGATCGCCTTCGAATCGATGACGACGGGTTTCGCCTCCGCATCGCCGGCCGACCCAGCCCCGACTTTAGGGTTGGGGATACCGGCCATTGCCTCCGCCAGGGGGTTTCCCGGCGCCGCAGGCGCGGCCTTGTCCGCCGCGGCTAGCAGCGCGACCGCGTCATCGACCGAATGCGCGGTCTTGAAGGCGAGGTGATTCGCGAGCTTCGCGCGGCCTTCGGCTTCCGCATGGGTGAGGATTGCCGAGATGCGCGCGCGCTCGGCGTCCTGCGCCGCTGTCACCGCGGTTGCGGCTTCTGCCGCCGAGGCGGCTTTGCCCTCGGTCACGCCGGCGGCGCGCGCTTCGGCTACTTGTGCCGCTTGCGCGGCGCGTTCTGCATCAGTCATTTCCAGTTCTCCTTTCGACAGTGATGGGTCCGGCGTAGCCGGTGCAGCCGCGCGCGCACTTGCGGCGGCGCGCATTCCGTGAATCCGTACGTGTTGCGCCTCGGCGGCAAGCGCGGTAAGCGTCTCGTCGAACGACTGGACGCCGTCAACGAAGCCGGCCCTCACCGCGGCCTCCGGGTTGAGCAGGCCGGCCTGCGTATCGCGCACAGCCTGTTCGTCGATGCGACGTTGATCGGCAACCGACTTGACGAACAGATCGTAGACGCGGTTGACCTCTTCCTGCGCGATCGCCATCGCTTCATCGGACAGCGGCGCATGGGACGAAAAGTCGACTTTGCGTGCGCCGGCGAAGATCGGCGTGTAGACGAGCCCCGACTTCGCATCGCGCTGCGATTGATCCACGTGGAGCATGACCACGCCGACGGAGCCGACCATTCCGGTCTGTGGCACGAAGAGCTTCGTACCAGCAGAGGCCAGCCAATAGCCGGCGGAGAACGCCTGCTCGTTAGCGATCGTCCATACCGGCTTCTTCGTGCCGGCGGACCGAATCTTCTCGGCGAGATCGATCACGCCGGCCGCTTCGCCACCGTTGGAATCGATTTCCAGCATGATTGCGTCGACGCGCGGATCGTCCAGCGCGGCCTGTAGCTGCCCGGCGATCCGGTTGTAGCCGACCAGGCCGGAGGCAGCATCCAGCGAGTCGCCACGCTGCACCAGCGTCCCGATGACTGGGATCAGTGCTACGCCTTGCGCTGTACGCCAATAGCCGGCATCGGTGCGCACCATGCCCGGTGCAGCCAGCTCGACGCGCTGGACCGCCTCCGGCGCCGGCGACAGCAGCGCGGCACGCCCTTCCTCGTGCGCTCGGAACACGCGCTCGATCTCCGCGGCCTTCGCCTGCGTGACCAGGAGGGGGCAATTATATAAACGGGTTGCGAGTCGAAAGTGGTTCATCGCGCCGCCCCCAAGAAAGCGGCCCGCTTTTCAGGGCGGGCCGCAGGGATCGCCAAGGAGAAGAGGAGGAACCTCCGCGGCAGCGATCTACGCATCGGCGGCCGCGCCCCCGGGTTGGTTCGTCGGCGGCGTCTTGCTCGGTGTCAGTTCGGGATCCTCCGCGTCATCCGGCGCCGCCGCGTCATCGGGCGCCGGTTGCGGCGGATTGGCAGCGCGGATGGCGGAGTGATCCGGTAGGCCGAGGCTCGCCGCATACTTCCGCTCGGTCGCGCGCTGACTCAGCAGCTCACGCCAGTGCATGCCGCGCTCGGCGGCGATGCGCATCAGGGTGTCGGTGTCGCCGTCGAGCATGATCTGGTCGCCCTGCGCTTCCTTTACCTTGTCGACATAGCCACGGCCGGGCCCGATCCAGATGCAGCGCAGATACGCGCGGCGCAGCTGGTAGAAGTTCGGCGCCTCGATCCGGCCGGCGTTGACCATTTCCTCGGCGAACAGTCCGTTGATCGGATCGAGACAGCCGGCACCCAGGCGGTCGCGCTTGCGGTTGAACGACCGCCACACCTCGTTGAGCGCCGCGCGCGTGTTCGAGTAGTTCGAGTCGGAGAAGTCTTTCATCGCCAGCTCGTAGGGCATGTCAGCCCCGACGGCGATGATGCGCGCGACGTTTTTCAAGAACACGCCGAACTGTGCGGCCGGGCGCGCCGGCATGAACGGCTCCAGTTTGTCACCAGGGAAGAGGGTCGCCAACGTCCCTGACTGCATGCGCACGGCGTGACCCTCGCGCGCCTTCATGTAGCCGTCCTCGTTGCCCTTGAACAGCTCAACGATCTCCTCGTGCTCGAGCGGCGTGGTAATCGCGCCCCAGATCATCGCGTTCATCAGCGCGGCCTGGATCTCCGCCTTGATGTAACGGTCGATGTTTTTGAACTGGTCGAGCACGGCGGATAGCAGCGGCTTGCCGCGCGTCTGGTCCGGGCGCTCGCCGTCGAAGGCGTGAATCACGCGCAGCCGGCCGAACGGCGTGTAGCGCGGGATGCGCTCCCAGGTCGCCGAACTGAAGTCGGTCGACATGAACCGATCGCCCGGGTGACCGCGGCGGATGTTGTAGGCGAGCGGCATGCCGTAAGCGTCGAACTCGATGCCGCCCCGCAGCCGCGCGGTGTCCGTCGCGTCGTTCGGATTCGACAGGCGATCGATTTCGACCGTCTGCAGCTTGGTCGCGAACCCGTCGCCGCGCTCCGGCAGCCACAGCGGCAGGATCAGCGCCGCGCCGCTGTTCGACTTCGAGTACATGAACTCTTCGCAGAGCATGTCGCCGGTCTTGGTGTCGCCGGCGTGGCAGGCGGTCGACCACCACCACTCGTGGAAAAGCGACTCGTAGCGCGCGCCCCACTCGTCCGCCCATTCCTTCGTGTATTCCGAACCAAGCGCCGCCTCGATTGCCAGATAGTCGGGTTGCGCACACAGTCGCAGACCTGTCCCGACGATGTTGTCGACGCCGGTCTGGACGATGCTGTGCGCGAAGCCATTGTTGCGATGGATGTCGCGCGAGCGATACTGCAGCTCGGGCAAGTCCGGCAGCAGATCGGCGTCTGCCGAGCCGCGGGACGCGTGCCAGCCGGCGACGTCGCGCAGCGTACGCGAGGCGCCGTGGTGTGCGCCACCCCAGCCGGTGAACGCGGCGCCGGCGGCGGGCATGGCTTCGCCGACACCCGCGCGCAGTCGGATGTGCGGTTTGGCCATAAGTGTCTCAGCAGTCGACGGGCATGAAACGGATCGCACCGCCGCGGCGGCAGCCGTTGCAGCGGTCGACGTGGCGCTGGGCGATCGCGATCTGCGATTGCAGCGCCTGCAGGTTGATGTCGTTCTTGCCCAGACGCTTCTCGCCGTCCTGGATCATGTTCACCTTGTCACCGGTCAGGAACTTGAGCTCAGCGGCCTTGAGTGTCGCAAGGCGCGTGGCCCATTCGGCGCAGGTGGTCATGATGGTGTGCCGACCCTCGCTGAAGTGGGCAGGAAACCGCCGCCGATCCGCAACGCGATCTTGCCGAGCGGCGAATCGACCGGCCTGGCGGGTTGCCCGGCGTCGGACGCGGCCTTCGGCTCGTAGAGCTGTTCGAGGCGCT